CTATACATTCAGACCTAACACTATTACCTATGCTATCCCTGTAGATCATCCTATTGGTAAGGCAGCAGCTGCTGCAAAGATTGGCGTAGTGTTTCACACTCACTACACTGGTGATGAACTAGCATCGATGCAAGCAAGAGCTGGTGCTGATATAGAAAGTTCTAGAGATGCTTTAGTGATCAAGAATGATACTCCTATGCATCGGGTTGGATTCTCTAAGGTAGAGATGCAGAAATTTGACTCCTACATTACCAAGATCGAACGTATGTGTCAGGTCTGTGGACCATTCTTAGATGATCTTGTGGAAAACTTTGGCAACACAGGTGATAAGAAGTTTCACATCTCAACATATCTCAAACAATTTTTCAATGCTGAGATTAGGGAACGTCGTAGTATCGGAAACATTGATGAAACTATCCATGCATTGGTAGATTTCTATGATGCTAAGATGCAGAAAGAGTTGGCAAAGATCAAAACAGTTCCCAACAGAGTGAAGAAAGCAAACTTAGTATATCAAAGTGAGAATTATTTAATTGATAATGTGTATAAGTTTAAAGCAATGCTTGCCTTATACAAAGAAATACAAACTGTCAAGCAAATGGTTATAGATAAACTAGATCACCTTGAGACATTCAGAACATTCGTTCAGACTGACAAGGGATATAAAGTTACAACTCCCGAAGGATATGTCTTACATAAAGATGGTGATATGATTAAGTTCGTCAACCGTATGGAGTTTGCATACAATAACTTCACCCTCCAGAAATCATGGCGCTAAACTGCATCAAATGCTACTTTACTTTTGGTAGGTTCCAACCACCTACTACAGGACATAAGGAGAACTTCGATGGGGTGAAACGTATCGCAGGTGGACATGACTATCGAATTTATATCTCTCAAACATTCGATACTAAAGGAAAGAACCCACTACCACCTGATCGTAAATTACATTACATGAACTTGATGTTTCCAGAACATCGTGGTAAAATAATGTCAGGACCAAAAGATCCTGTTGCTATCATGCAAGACTTAATGATGGCAGGATATAATGAGGTTATCTTCTTGGTAGGATCTGATAGAGTAAGTGCTATGCAGTTCCTACACAAATACAATGGCAAAGACTTCTCGTTCAGAAAGATCGAGATACAATCTTCTGGTAGCAGAGATGCTGATGGAGATACCTTTGCTATTTCTGGAACTAAGATGAGACGTGCCGCATTTGCTAACGACTTCAAACTTTTTCGCCAGGGTATTCCTAGAGCATTAAATGATAAAGAATGTAAGATGATGATGAATGAGATTAGAACAAACCTGCCTGCTAATTTTAAATGAGAGATTTTAAAAAACTTAGAGAGCAAGCACTACGACAGCAACAAAGACATGAAGAGTTATTTCAAGAAGGTGATGCGGTTATGTCTGCATTGACTGGTGAGAAAGGTGTGATTAAACGTGTGGGTGGCAACTATGCTATTGTTATTGGAGAGTCTGGAGACATGTTTCGCTCATGGATGAAAGATATCCGCCACGTTAATGTAACAGAATCTATAAATAAAGAGAGGAAAAGAAGTATCTTCGACAATAATGGAACGTCAAAAACCAACGACTAGTGTTCAGCATAATGACGAGTTCTCTAGAGCTCTAATTGAATCTTATGGAAGGTGGACTAATGGTGCAGGATTCGGTTGGCATCTTCATGAAGAAGGTATTCCTGCCGAGCAGAAGCAAGGCGAGGAACAACCTACCCGTGAAGGCGGTGCCGATGCTTCCACATCAATCCCTGATCTTGCTGGTAGTGAAGAGAAGAGTGATGAAGGTGAAAAAGATATCAAAGCGAATGCAGGTGCTCCTGATCCTGCTACCGATTTACGTATTGGTGCAGGCGTCAAACAATCTCACGGAGCAGAAATTCGCGACACCACGAAGGTGGTTGCGAAGGAGTCGTGTGATACCTGCTCTAACTGCGGAGGGAAAGGGTGCTCCAAGTGCCAGACGGAAAGTAAGAATAGTGTGAAGAAAGAAAAAGCAGTGACTGAAGGCAAAGGTCTCTACGCTAACATCCATGCAAAGAGAAAGCGTGGTGGTTCTCCTGCTAAACCAGGAAGCGATGCTTACCCTGCTAAGGATGCATTCAAGAAGTCTGCTAAGACTGCTAAGAAAGAAGCAGTATCGTTTGAACTAGATGGTGTTGAGTATGTCTTTGAAGCAGAAGTAATTGAAGAAGGCATGAAGACCGCACGTAAAAATGTCGGTGCTTCTACATGCTGGAAGGGATACAAAGCATCTGGCACCAAGAAAAAAGGTGGCAAAGAAGTTCCTAATTGTGTCAAGGAAGGAAAGAAACTTGATCCTGTAGGTAAGGAAGACAAGGACATCGATAACGATGGTGATCATGATAAGTCTGACAAGTATCTCCTAGCACGTCGTAAGAAAGTTTCTAAGATCATTGGAACTAAGAAGAAGATGAAGGAGGAAACCGAAAAAAAGTAAAGAAGCCAGTGGTTGAGATCATGCCTGAGATTGATGACGGCGAACCTGAACCTAAACCTACTGGCAAAAAAGTGAAGAAGGATAAATAATTCATGCCCTATGACATGAACCAATGTTATCCTTTCTACTTCCATTAGCATCCAAAATTATTAAAGATGCAGTCGCAAACATTCCAGACAATGAAGAACTTGGTGAGAAGATGGTTGAGATCTGTCTTGTTATTCTTGCTAAAGCAGTTAAGTTAACCAAGACTGATATGGATGATCAACTTCTTGAAGTTGTATCTGCTGCAATTAAGAACCGAGAAGAGTGATAATATTAGGAGAGGTGTATGCCTCTCCTTTTTTTATAAATAATATGAGAATCGAATAGTCTACTGGAGATCCAATGTCCCTATACGGAAGAACGGACAGCAACGCTAACAAAGCCAAAGCAGGCATTGGAGTTGCTGCATCCGCACAAGCAAAGCAAACAATTTTTATTGACGACACCGAAGCAGCACTTGCTGAAAACAAAGCTCGTGGTTTGAATGCTCCTGGTTGGTGGTCCTACTTTACATACACCGATTGTGAAGGTAACACCCGTCATAAAGCAGAGATGCTGGTAACCATTGCTGGTCCTGACCTTAATGCTAACGAGACTCAGGCAGATGATGCTGCAGCAGCAGACGTAAGTGTATTGATTGACATCCAGACACAACCAGCAGATACTGCTGTTGCTGTTGGTGCCGCTCTACAACTTGTTCTTGCCGCTACCGCTACTCCTCCTGGTGATGCTTCTGTTCTCACCTTCCAATGGCAGAAGAAGTCTGGTAAGAAATGGGCAAACGTTGCTGGTGCTACCAATACAACGTTTGATATTTCTGCCTATGCTGATACTGATGCTGGTTCCTACCGCGTCAAGATCAACTCCACTAATGGTGCTACAGAGAAAATCTCTGCTGTTGCTGTTGTAACTACTGCCTGATAAGGAATGATCTTCGATGAATTGACTCCAGAAAACTGGATTTTCTTTGCTATTAAACATTATAATAATCCTCAGTCAGTCACATATAGTGACTTTGAAGAGGATCTAAATAGGATCAGGTATATTAAACGTTTATTTAAACGATATGAAACGAATGGTGAACTTAAAACTCACCTCATCTTAAATCATATTATTGTAATGTATAATGTATTTGATGATGCTGCTACGCCTCTGCTTTTTTATAAAACAGAGGCAACGCATTGGAATTATCTAAAAGCATTCATGCTTTTCTTAGAAAGACTGCCCGATAGTTTAAACGATAACGTAAATCAAGAATGTCTGAGTCAACTGAATCTAATTTGAATGAAATGATGGCAGGAGACGGTTCAGGTCTCGCCATGCCACCTGCGTTTGTCTTTGTTAATACAAAGAAACGTAGATCATATAAAGGTAAATCAGATAAGGTAGACGGTCGCACCAAAGGTGCTAAAACAATGCTCTCCCGTATAACTAACCGCAAGAAAATGAAGGAACAAGTAGAAGAAACAATTATTTCTGAAGCAGTGCCCTCAGAAACTGAGAGAGCACAGAAGCAAATCCAGCAAGGCAAAAAACTTGGACGCCAAAAGGAGATGCAGAAGAAGAAGAAGGAAGCAAAAGAAAAAATGCAGTCCAAGACATCAGAAATGGACACCCTGATGAAGGCACGTTTGTCTGACTTTAAAAAGAAAGCAAGCGATCAACAGAAAAAAGTCCAGAAAAACTCTTTTGAAATGACAGGTGATACTATGATTCATGAAAATACTGATACACTAGATGTTGCACTACAAGTTGCAACACAGGAACTTAGTCCTACTGGTGAAACATCCTTTGCTAAGATTGATTTCTCCGATGGAACTACCCAGAACCTAGACAACTTCTCTGCTAAAAGAATTGCTGCTTGTTATGCACAATTGGATGAACCCAAGCAACAGCAGTTCCGTTATATGCTGAACAAAGACGCAACTACATATCAATCCGCACTAGAGTTCGCAGTTAGAAATGTATAAATACTTGAGTATTAATACACACTAGAATGTAAAATATATGGCATTCGGTCTTGGTAGATTAGCAGTTTTAGAATCAAAACTTGATATTTATGAAGATCTCTCTAAGGAGATGCTTGACAAACTTGAAAGAGCAGTAGGCACAATCTCCGAAAACAGCAACAGAGTTGCTGTGATCTTGGAGCGCCATGAAAATCGTTTGGATGAATCCGAACGTGCCGATAAACTCATCATCGGTATGCTTGAGGATATGAAGGAAAGGCATGAGAAAGATCATGAACTGGTTCAGAATAGGATCAATAGTATCCAGAGAAAAGTGGATGCCAACGCAAAGTTTGTTATCGGTGCAGGAGCAGTCCTTGCGACCCTTGTGGCACTACTACAAGTGGCACCACCTATCTTCAAAATCTTGACAGAGGATGCAAAGAATGCTAATATGGGTGGAGTGATGAGACCCATTAGTGAGTTTTCTTGATACCAAATACATTCAACTGGTATCCCCACAACTAGGTAAGTTTACTAAGAAAAACGATAGAACTTACAATTTTCGATGTCCTTATTGTGGGGATTCTAAGAAGCATACTAATAAGGCACGAGGTTACTTCTTCCAAATGAAGAATGACTATGTGTATAAGTGTCATAATTGTGGTGTAGGAAGAACTTTTACAAACTTCCTGAAGGATCAGAATCCTTTGCTTCATGATCAGTATGTCATGGAGAGATATCGTGAGGGACTGACTGGTAAAGGAACTCAGACTGCAAGTCCAAAGTTCGACTTTAAGAAACCTGTTTTCAAAAAGAAACAGGGTCTAGATCTTCAAAAAATCTCAGAACTAAATAAAGAACACCCTGCCCGCGACTATCTTAAGCGTCGAAAAATTGAAGATTTAGAATCATTTTACTACTGTCCAAAGTTTAAGGACTGGACGAACCAGCAGAAGAAGACGTTTGATAATCTACGTCAAGATAGTGCAAGAATTATAATTCCCTTAAGGGATAGAGATGGTATCCTGTTTGGTTACCAAGGTAGATCTCTTGCGCCCAAAGCAAAGATTAGATACATTACAATCATGCTTGACGATTCCAAACCCAAGGTGTATGGGTTGGATCGCATTGACCCTACAAAGGAAGTTTATGTTACAGAAGGACCCTTCGACAGTCATTTCATTGACAACGCTATTGCTATGTGTGGTAGCGATGTTAACCTTAGCAGTTATGATTATCGATTCGTATACACCTATGACAACGAACCCAGATCGAGAGAAATTGTTAATAAGATTGCATCGACGATCAAGGCAGGGAATAAGGTAGTCATCTTCCCAAAACATATCAAAGAAAAAGACCTGAACGACATGGCACTCGCTGGACACGACGTTCAATCTCTGGTAGAATCAAACACTTACAGCGGACTAGAAGCAAAACTTAAACTGAACGAATGGAAAAAGGTATGACAATTAATGTAGAGAAGCGCGACGGGTCCATCGAACCTCTCAACCTTGAAAAGATGCATAAGATGGTTGAAGAGGCATGTGAGGGTCTCTCTGGGGTCTCTGCAAGTCAAGTAGAAATGAATTCTGGTATTCAATTCTATGATGGTATTAGCACAGATAACATCCAAGAGATTTTGATTCGTTCAGCATCAGATCTTATTAGTTTGGACAACCCAAACTACCAGTATGTTGCTTCTCGTCTGCTCATGTTCTCTCTTCGTAAGCAGGTGTTTAACAAATCTGTGTGGCAAGATGGTATGCCGACGCCATACGATGTTGCATTGTATAATGTCACTGTGAACAAAGTTTATGATGAAGATCTGTTAGATAAATATAATGACGAAGACTGGGCAAAGCTTAATAACTACATCGATCATGGTCGTGACTACCTGTTTTCCTATGCAGGTTTACGTCAAGTAGTTGACAAGTATTTGGTGCAGGATCGTAGCAGTAATGAGGTATATGAAACACCTCAATACATGTATATGTTCATTGCTATGACACTGTTTGCTGACTATCCAGCAACCCAACGTCTTGACTATGTTCATAGATACTACAATGCAATCTCAAAGCACAAAATCAACATTCCCACACCTATCATGGCAGGGGTGCGAACTCCACTTCGACAATTTGCTAGCTGTGTTCTTATTGATAGCGATGACACCCTCGATAGTATCTTTTCTAGTGACATGGCGATTGGTCGCTACGTTGCTCAGCGTGCAGGAATCGGTATCAACGCAGGCAGAATCCGTGGCGTCAACGCTAAGATCAGAGGGGGAGAAGTCGCGCACACAGGTGTTGTCCCGTTCCTTAAAAAGTTTGAGAGCACTGTCCGATGCTGCACTCAAAATGGCATCCGAGGTGGAAGCGCAACTGTCCACTTCCCAATCTGGCACCAAGAAATCGAAGACATCATCGTCCTAAAGAATAATAAAGGGACAGAAGATAATCGTGTCCGTAAACTAGATTATTCTATCCAAATTTCTAAGTTGTTCTATGAACGATTCATTAAAAACGAAGACATCACACTCTTCAGTCCTCATGACGTTCCAGGTTTGTATGATGCTTTTGGGACTGATGCATTTGACGCTTGCTATGTGGACTATGAATCAGATCAGTCTGTTCCGAGAAAGACTATCAGTGCTCAAGAACTCTTTCTAAGTCTTCTCAAGGAGAGAGCAGAGACTGGTCGTCTTTACATCATGAATATTGACCACTGCAATTCACACTCGTCCTTCAAGGACAAGGTGAATATGTCTAATCTTTGTCAAGAAATTACCCTACCTACTGATCCTCTTCAGCATATCGATGGTGAAGGTGAGATTGCACTATGCATTCTCTCTGCTGTCAACGTTGGAAAGTTGAAGAATCTTGATGACATGGAAGAACTTTGTGATCTTGCTGTTCGTGGTCTGGAAGAACTGATTGACTACCAGAACTATCCTGTTAATGCAGCAGAAAAAAGCACCAAGAACCGTCGCAGTCTTGGTGTTGGATTTATCGGTCTAGCACATTACTTAGCACGTAACGGAGAACACTACGATGACCCAGGAGCATGGAAACTTGTCCACAAACTCGCTGAATCTTTCCAGTATTATCTACTCAAGTCCTCCAATGAGTTGGCAAAAGAAAAAGGAGCGTGTGGATATTTCCATCGCACCAAGTATGCAGACGGTATTCTCCCAATCGACACTTACAAGCGTGAAGTCGATCAAATCTGTGGAGAAAAACTGAATTATGATTGGGAAAGTCTTAGAGCATCTATCAATGAGTTCGGATTGCGACACAGCACACTGTCCGCACAGATGCCTTCAGAAAGCAGTTCCGTTGTGTCAAATGAAACCAATGGAATCGAGCCACCTAGAGCATACTTGTCCATTAAAAAATCGAAGAAAGGACCTCTTAAGCAAGTGGTTCCTCAGTTCACCACCTTGAAGAACAACTACACGTTGCTTTGGGATATGAAAGATAACTCAGGTTATATCAATGTAGTCTCTGTTATGCAAAAGTTCTTTGACCAAGCGATTTCTGGTAACTGGAGTTACAATCCAGAAAATTACCCAGATAATAATGTTCCTGTCTCGGTGATGGCAGGTGATCTTTTAAATACATATAAGTATGGTTGGAAAACTTCATACTATCAAAACACTTATGATAGTAAGACAGATCCAAATGACGAAGCACAAGAAGAAGAGAAATCCGTAGAGGATCTTCTGCAAGAAATTTTAAACACTCAGGAGGAAGCTTGTGACAGCTGTGCAATTTAAAGTTAACAACGGATACACCAAAATTGAAGGTATGACAGTCTTTAATAAAAATATTGTAGATACAACTAAGCAGACTATGTTCTTTGGTGCTCCTTTGGGAGTCCAGAGATATGATAACTTTAAGTATCCTGTCTTTGATAAGTTGACGCAGCAGCAACTTGGATATTTCTGGAGACCAGAAGAGGTTTCTCTTCAGAAAGATCGTGCAGACTATCAGCAACTCCGTCCTGAACAGAAGCATATCTTTACTTCTAACCTGAAGTATCAGATCATGTTAGACTCCGTTCAGGGTCGTGGTCCTGGTCTGGCATTCATGCCTTACTGTTCACTTCCTGAACTGGAATCTGCTATGAATATCTGGCCGACCATG